GAAAGCCTTTAGCCTGTCAATGATTACGTTGTATGATATGTTAGTGACCATGCTTGCTTAATTCAAATAATCTCTTTTGTTCTGCGTTGTAATCCTTCAAATAAGTCATGTGTGTGAACACCTCCCACGCTGTCTTGTTTAGTACAATATCCCACTTCGACATATCGCGCTCGGTTATTCCTTCAAGCACATGAATCCACCCGTATTTAGATAACGGATTTAAGCCCCAATTTCCCTCACCGCTTCCATCATCTGATTCTCCAAATAAGTCAGCGAATCTTGAAAGAGTTCGTTTGCGATAGTCGAAAAAAAAATCAGCGCACCGTTTACCCTGTCCATTGTAATGCGTTCAATAATCTCTCGATAGCTCGGAACGGTCTGAATGTCGTATGGTTCTAACTCATAACGCTTACCCCAAACTTCTTTAACAGGGCGGAATAAGATGCAAAATAAGTCAATGAAGTATTTGTAATTCTCAGGCTCAACAGGTTGCTTGTATATCTGCGAAGTGAATGAGTCAAGGTCGATGTACTCTTTGAATGTCAGCATATTCAAGTCAGGAATAAACCCCATTCGCACGTCACCATCAAAGAAAGTTTGTTCATGTTTTGATGCACCACTTTGACAAGCTCCAATGAACAAAGCTATTATTGTTTCAATCGCGCTAAATTGTAATTGCTCACATTCGGCAACTGGCTTTTGAATAGCCGCTGACACTTTCTCGATGTCGGTTTTTGCCGTGTAAAATTGCACGTATTGCTTCAAGGTTATGCCCTCGACTGACTTAGGAACTTGGTATTGTTTCATATATTCCCGTGAATGTTAATGACTACGGGATTTTGCTCGTCACCTGAATGAATGTTGCGTGCTTGCTTTGGCTTGAAGTATTCGAGCATTGCCATGTAGTTTTTTAGAAATTCCTCATTCTCCATTTCCATAAGAATTGCCATCGCCCTGTGCGCTCCCTCAGTCACGATGAACTCACCGAGCTTGTGCCACATTTCAGTCTTCTCATGAATCGCCCCTTTCGGTTTCAATCCCGAATGTCCTTTCATCAATCTGCCGTTTGCGTCTCTTGGTGCTGCCATTTTCAACAATAAAAAATAGTTTTACTCTTCTCCTTCTGACGTGTTCAAAGACTTCAGTTGCCCAACACAAACAGCGTATCTCTGTGCTGGTTCGGTGTATTCTTTTATCATAACGTCATCGGACATACATCGACCGATAAATTCCTCAGGTTTTTCACCTTGCTTTCTTGTTGGTATTGGCATTTTATAGTTGTTCTAATTGTTTCTTGAATTCCTTAATCAGTGAGTTGACGCAACTGCCGCAAGTCGAAGGTTGTTCCCTGCGACCTGTCAACTTTGATTTCAACTCATATAGTTTTTTCACTTGTTCCCGGCTCAATGAAGATAACGGCAAACCGCCCACAAATGTCTTCAGTTCCTCAATCTCATCCTTTGAAAGCCTGAAGCTATCCCACTTTCCCAGCGGACATTTCGCAAACATCAATTTGGTTTTTACGGGCATCACGCAACCGCACAAACGAACTTTCTTCCTGCGATAGTTGAACTCGTTTTCTTCGGGAACGCTTTCGCCCACTATCAAAGTGCCACAACTCATCGTGGTTTTACGATAGTATTTGCATTCCTGACAAGTCTTAATCCTGTGGTCTCTAATGGCTGGTGGTACGGTGAACATCGGTGCGTAGTTTTTTAAGTGCGTTTTGAATGTATTTGTAAAGTCGTTTAATCGGTATGTTAGTCTTATCGCTTAAATCCTTATAGTCAAATTCATCAAGCATATACAACCTTAATAGTATTGCTTCGCGTTCAGGCATCAGTTGAATATAAGCATCGAGAAATTCGTTGTCAAGCCTGCTACCGAGCCAAGGTTCATCGGGTTCAATGTCGAAAGCATTGTCATTCTCATTCCACTTTTGCGCAAATTGCATATATTTCATTCCGAACCTTGAGCTGTCATCAATAGCCATTAAGTAAATTGCCCTGTTCACATATGAAATTAACTTATCCTCACAAGCTAATTCCTCAGCCTTGTCTCTTTGGTTCTCGAGTATCTTCAAAAGTGTTTCGCTGACAAGGTCCTTAGCGTTGGTATGGTTCCTCGTTAATGTCGATGCAAACTTGATCCATGTCGGAAGGTGTTCGGCAACCGCATACTCAAGGCATTGTTCCACTTTATTTTGATTTGTGAAAAATCATTTTACTTTTGTGCAAAGTAATTAACTAAATAACAATAACATGAGTAAAATTCTTAACAGCGACGGCAAAGTTTTGCTGAAACTCGCACCAAGTGAAATTGAAACAATCACTAATGCAGCTCTTGCAAGTGACCAACAAACAAAAGACCTTGTTTACAAGGCTATCATGAACGAAGCGCACCGAATCATGTCGCTGCAATCCAGTCGCGAACGTGTGGCAGCTATGGTCGGAAAAGACTTCATCGTGGATAAAGTCGCGTATGTATTCGAAGGCATGGTTTCAAGCATCACCGGGTGCAATCATATTCTTTCAAGCGTTACACGTCACCAACAAATTGTTTACGCACGTTCATTACTGATTTTCCTATTACGGACTCAGTTCAAATCAATGCTGCACCTTTGCCCACTTGCGCTAATTGGTAGCTATTTCGTACCGCGAAAAGACCATTCGACTATCATTCACTGTTACCGCAAGATAGTAAACGGCTATTGTTATGATTCAAGACTTCGTCAAGACTTGGATGTAATCAAACAAATGTGCATTGACATGAACCGATTTGACAACGTGGTCAAAGAGATTGAGAAAATGGCAGAGGGTTATGCTGAAGTAAAAGCCATACGCGACAAAAATCGCATTCATGCGTATTGAATACCTACCCAAACAAAACGAATGCTTCAAGGCACTTGCTACCGATTCGCCTTGTGAGATAGTACTTTACGGTGGCGCGGCTGGTGGTTCGAAATCATTCACTGGGTGCGCATGGCAAATCATGAGACGCTTGCATTATGCAGGCTCTCGTGGTTTAATAGGGCGAAGCAAACTCGACACCTTAAAAAAAACCACAGTAAAAACTTTCTTTGAAGTCGCTTCAATGATGAACCTTCGGACAGGGCGCGACTATGAACTGAACGGCTCAACCAACGTGATTACTTTCTTCAATAAGTCCGAAATCATTCTCAAAGATTTATTTCAATACCCATCGGATCCTGTGTTCGATAGTTTAGGTGGGTTAGAGTTGACAGATTTTTATGTAGACGAGGTTTCGCAAGTCACAAAGAAAGCCGTTGACGTGTTACGCTCTCGCGTGCGTTTTAAGCTACGCGAATTTAACATAAAGCCGAAAGCACTACTAACGTGCAACCCATCGAAAGGTTGGCTCTATAATGAATTTTATGACCCGTGGCGCAATCAATTACTGCCTGAGCGTTACGCTTTCATTCAGGCTTTGCCCGGTGACAATCCACACCTGCCCGAAAGTTATCTTGAAACGCTCGCGTCACTTCCTGAAACTGACCGCAAAAGGTTGTTGCATGGTGACTGGGATTTTGATGAGAGTATTGACTGGCTATTCAAATACGATGACTTGCTTCGGTGCTTTCGTGAGGAAGTTGGAACGGGTGAAATGTTTATCAGTGCCGACATCGCCCGACTCGGAAAGGACAGAACAATCATTTGCGTATGGAAAGGACTTCAACTATTCGAGATTCACGAGCTACGCAAAGAACCAATTACAACAGTGGTCGCAGCTATTCGGAATGCTATTAACAAGCACAATGTAAAGCTCTCGAATGTTATCGTGGATGAAGATGGTGTGGGCGGTGGCGCAGTCGATATGCTAAAGTGTCGCGGTTTTCTCAATGGATCAAAAGCAAGACAACCCGACAAGTTCACAAATCAAAAAGCCGAATGTTATTACAAGTTAGCGGAACTCATTGAGCAGGGCAAAGTCATTATGCCAGTGCCAAAGCGCGACATCATTACAAAGGAACTCGACATGATTCGACGCAAACGCCCTGAAGCCGATGGAAAGTTAGCCGTGACAGGAAAAGACGAAATTAAAGCCATGCACGGTGTGTCACCTGACTACGCTGATGCTATCATGATGCGGATGTATTTCGAACTTTCGCCCAACTACGGTAAATATTCCTACGTGTAAGTCGCTGATTTTCAAGGCAAATAAAAAAATTATGAAAAAAGTTTGCACATTAGAAAATAGTGTGTATATATTTGCTGCCGTAACCAATAAAACAAACAAACAATGGATTTATCAAGCCCACACAACGACGAGCAATGTATCTGCTCATCACCCGACCAACTCGAAAACCGTTCATTGAAGGATTGCGCCTTCATGTACAAGCAACTTGCAACGGATTTGGAAAACATGAACAAGTATTTGTCTGCATCATTCAAGGAAGCAATTGCGGAAACCTTAAAGTATCGTGATGCACGTACCGCCAAAGACGTTGAGCTGGTATTGCAACGGTTCCTCAAAGATTACGCTGCGCAAGTGCAAGAACTTTGCAGTGACGTTGACGATGTAATAGTAAACTGTGATCAAGAAAAATGCCCATTTTGCAAATGAAAAATTTTATCGGTGTTGAAGACCGCATCAATGCGTACCTTAAACTTCAATCTAACGTGCAACTGACAAATGATACAAAGGATGAATTTCGCAGGCTCTTACGCCTTATCGCAAGGCAGGCAGTTCGTGAAGCTACTGACATCATGATGTTCAACTCAGAAACCCAATTATCTAAATAACATGACATCAAAACAAATTTCCGACCGCATCGAGCCGTTCATTCCTGAAGGCACTGATGTAATTACTTTGGCTGAAGCCGTTGCCATAGTTCTAA